CAGCCTTGGCGGGCTTTCAATTCAGTAAGGCTAGAGCGATGCAGTGCATGTACTGAACATGTCCGCCAATTCCAGAAATGGAAACTGCATCGCTCTAGCCTTTTTTGTGGGGCAAGGAAATGGAAATGTCAGATCGTGAGTTACTGGAGTTCGCGGCAAAGGCTGCAGGTTGGACTGCTGGATTCGTAACCAATACATCTGCTCCTGATGTGATTATTGGAGCGATGGTTGATACCGGAGGCGAAATATTTGGTCCGTGGAACCCGCTCACAGACGACGGCGATGCGCTTCGGCTGGCGGTAAAACTTAAGCTCGACATTGCCATAGATGACCACGTTCAAGTCTCATGGTGGCGAGAACAAGGATTACTCGATTGGGTAAATGAAAATTGCTGTCGCCGCGCCATCGTCCGCGCCGCCGCCGAGATCGGCAAAGCTATGCAGGGGCAGCCGAAATGAACCGCGCCAGCCCGGTACAACTCAGAAAGTCCCTTGAGCTCGCCCACGCCTTCGCCAAGGCCGGAATCAGTTTCGTCTGCATGCCGGTAGTTGATGAGGCCGACCATGCGAATCTTGCGGATCAGGCCCAAGAGCGATTGGAGCGGATCGCGGTCATCGTTGAAGCGAAGGAGCGGATGGCATGAGTGCCGATAAAATGCGCGAGCAGTTCGAGGCGTGGGAGTGCGATGCCGACCAAGGCCCGCAGACTGATCCGGTTTGGTTGATGTATGACGCTGCGACCAATACCTATCCGCTGGACAAGATTCAGTCGCGCTGGGAGGTATGGCAAGCAAGCCGCGCTGCTGTCGATGTGGAGTTGCCAGAGGCTTGGCGGTCTGCCGGAAGCAAGCACGAGCTCATGCACAAGCGCGACACGGTAGCGGTCCTCGAATCCCTCGGACTGAAGGTGAAAGCATGAACAACGACAAGATGGTCAGCGTCCCATTCAAGGCCCTGCGCGACTTCCTAGAGCACAGCGCCTGCACCTACAAGGGGCCTGAGTGGACCAAGAACAAGGCGGCGCTGCGTCATGCGATGAGCAAAGGCTTGGTAATTCCAAAAGACTGGGCGATTGTGCCAGTAAAGCCTACCCGCGAAATGGTTCTTGCGGGTCATGAGGCGTACAAAAATGCGCCATGCGATGAGGCGCTTATCATTTACAGTACGATGCTTGGGTGTGCGCCAGATGCACCGGGCGACGTGACTCGCGAAATGAACGATGAGCTGGCGGATCTGCGCGCGTTGTTGCTCTCTATGACCTGCTCCTATGCTCAGGTAGTTCAGGCTGGGTACGACAGAATTACCGCACTTGGCGGCGACTGTGACGGGGTTCAGAAAATGCTTTCTGACTTCCCTGATTATGCAAAGGCTCGTGCAATTTTGGAGATAAAGCCATGAGCACCCCATGCGAAAAGCACGCCTTGCTACCAGTAGTCGGTCAGTCCCCGTGCGCAGGGTGCGAGATTGAAAGGCTGAGGGCTGAGAACGCAGGGCTTCACGCTCAGGTCGATACGCTGGCCGAGCGTCATGCTAGCTCGCTGTGTGAGATTGAGGCGCTGCGCAAGGATCTAATGGACTGGAAGGAAGTTGTGGCTGCTGTGAAGCGAGAAGTGCCCGAGCGCTTCACGTCTTACGCTCGCGGGAATGCTCCTGGCCATGGCCACTCCATCTCTGGAGTATGGGATGACGACAACGGCGCGCTAGCTGGAAAAGAGTGCGCATGGTGCAAGGCTTGGAATTCTGCAATGGGGAAGGTAGATCCGTAATTGCCAAGCCCCATTGGCCAATCCAGGCCAGTAGCGGTATGATGTGCGACCGGCCTGCAAGCCGGTAAATATTAGTAAGGATTCACATGCGCCCTGGCCGGTTACTGATCCGGTTTTTGCAGAGTCACTTCGGTGATTAGGGCGCAGGTGAATCCTTTTTTTTGGGATTAAGAAAATGGAAATTACCGCTAAGCAAGAAGCCCAACGTTTGATCCTGGCTCACTGGGGTCAATGGCAGTCGATCGACAAGCTCATGCAGGAAATCCCAGTGGATCAGATTGATTCGCTCTGGGAAGAGTTCTGTGATGATCTTCAGGATTCTCGCAATGAAGTCCGTTGGCAGGGCGACGAAGTTTCAGAAATCAAAAGTCGAGCCCATTACACCTGGGGGCGAAATTACGACGTTGATGTTCGGGTGATTAAGCTGCCTGGCGACAAAGGCCTTGCCTACAACTTCATGTCGGGCGGTGGCAAGCATGGCGAGCCCGACGCATACCCGTGGTGGGATGAGGCGTGGTTTGTAGAGGTCACCGGCACGGTGACAACCGTTCGCCACACCTATGCTGATATTCCAGAGCCAGAAGCCGCCGAGGATTCGCAATGAATCAGCTAGTGAATATGCAAGTCATCACCATGTCCAGCCGCGAGATTGCGGATCTGGTCGGGTCGCGCCATGACAAGGTGAAGCAGTCGATGATTCGGCTGGCGTCCCGTGTTGATGACAATGGCAATCCGGCACCAGTTATCGACCTTCCCCCATTGGGGGAATACCTCGACTCGATGGGGCGTAAGGCGACCGAGTACCGGATCAACAAGCGCGACAGCTTCGTGGTGGTTGCCCAGCTTTCTCCCGAGTTCACCGCGGCGCTCGTTGACCGCTGGCAGGAGCTGGAGGCGAAAGCTCAAGACGTCAAGCCGCTGACCCATCTCGAAACGGCTCGCCTTCTGGTCAGCTCACTTGAGCAGATCGAGCAACAAGCTCAGCAACTGGCCATCGCCGCGCCCAAGGTCGAGTTCGTAGACAAATACGTCGAGTCATCCGGTCTCAAGGGCTTCCGCCAGGTCGCCAAGCTGCTGCGCATCAAGGAGAACCTATTCCGGGCCTTCCTGAGTGATCAGAAGATCATGTACCAGATCAGCGGCGAGTGGGTGCCCTACGCCAACCACATCGACGCCGGCCGGTTTGAGGTGAAGACCGGTGCCAGTGATGGAGGCCATGCGTTCAATCAGGCCAAATTTACCGCCAAGGGAGTCGAGTACGTTTCTCGCCTGCTGCGCGACTCAAAGAAAATAGAACCTGAAAAGGCCCTTTGACATGGCTAAGCCAGCAAAGCCACGGCCAATGCCAGTTTATCTTGTGCTGCGCCGCCTGGTTGACCCGGCCACCGGCAAGGAGGTCGCTGCATTCGTGCCGGCCTCTGAGGCCGACAAGTCGATCCTTCGTGAGCGCGAATTCAAGATCAACACCAAGATCCGAGCCGACCTCAAGCAGCCGCGCAACCCTAGGTTCAATGGCCTTGTGCACGGCCTTGGCCGCGTGCTGAGCCAGAACATCGACCGGTTCACCGGCAAGCAGTCACACGAAGCCATCAAGTCCTTGCAGCTTGAGTCTGGCGTGTACTGCGACGAAGAGATGTTCGACATCCCAGGTCTAGGTCAGTTGACCCGCAAGACGCCGCGCAGCCTTTCCTACGATTCAATGGGCGAAGAGGTGTTCCAAGACTTCTGGCGGCAGTGCTGCGCGTACCTAGTGCTGCACGACTGGCCGTCACTCACCGAAGAGCGATTGACCGAAATGGCAGAATTTGAAGCATTCAAGGAGGCTGTATGAGCCATCAATTCAAGTCGGGCGATCTAGTGGTCATCATCGGCGCCAACTCGCTAACCCAGAATATCGGGAAGCAATGCGAACTGCGCGAGTTCGTGACCTGTGGCGATCATTACGTGGCGCCGAATGGCTCCGTATACTGCCATGACGATGCGCCCTGCTGGACGCTCGTCGGTGAAGGGGTTATGGCGGTTATCGAGGATGAGGTGGTTGATATTGGCTTTGGCGTACACGAGCCTCGCCATTTGATGCTGCTGAGTGGCGATGCGCCAATGGAGAAACAGAAGTTGCGGGAGCTGGCCAAGTGAGCACGGTTAAACGGTTTGAGGAAAACACAGTCGGGCGAGACTTCGCGGTTGGCGACATTCACGGGCACTTCACCCGACTGCAGGCCGCGCTTGATTCAATCGGCTTCGATCCTGCCGTGGATCGACTGTTCAGCGTTGGCGACCTGGTTGATCGCGGGCCGGAATGCCGAGACGCGCTGACGTGGCTGGATAAGCCATGGTTCAACGCGGTGCGCGGCAACCATGACGATTACGTCGTGCGCTTCGACACTTGCGACGTGGAAAACTGGGTCTACAACGGTGGAGCATGGTTCGCTGGCCTGAATCGCGACGAGCAGGAAGAGTTCCGCGTTCAGTTCGCCGAACTTCCTATTGCTATCGAGGTCGAGACGCCGGCAGGTCTTGTCGGCATCGTACACGCGGATTGCCCGTTTCCGACATGGGCGCAGCTCCGTCGCGAGCTTGAGTCACCTGAAAGCTCAAAGCGTCTGAAAGCCGTGCAGAACACTTGCATGTGGTCAAGAAGTCGCATCAGCGAAGAGGATCGTAGTCATGTGCTAGATCTTGAGTGGTTGGTGGTCGGACATACGCCGAACAATGCGCCAGTGGTGCTGGGGAATGTCATCTATATCGACACGGGCGGCTGGTGCGTTGGCGGCCACTTCACGCTGTTGAACCTTCACACTCTTGAGCGGGGATCCAAGTTATGAGCCTATTGCGCTGCGAGTGTCACCGCTGCATCGGCGAGCACAAGCTAGGTACGGCGGGGCCATTCGGCTGGCTGCCGCTGTCATCAACGAAAATGATTCTGTGCCCGACATGCGGCTGCAAGCGCTGCCCAAAGGCGAGCGATCACGATCTAGCATGTACGGACAGCAATGAGCCGGGGCAGCCGGGAAGCGTGTACAAATGAGCCTGCAAGCCAAGAAACCGCGCCCGAAGCGATGCCGGGTCGAATCATGCAGAACCTTATTCGTCCCTGCCCGCATGGGTCAGGCGGTGTGCTCGCCGGCCTGCGCGATCAAGGACGCGCCGAAGAATCAGGATAGGGCGCGCAAGGCGATTCAGCAGGAGGAGCGTGCAGACATCAGGCAGCGAAAGGAAAAGCTCAAGAGCCGATCCGAATTCCTGCATGAGGCTGAGAAGGCCGTCCGTGACTACCGGCGCATTTACGAGCTGAGCATCGGTAGCGGCTGCATCAGCTGTGGAGAGTCGCAGGAGTCGATTCTTGCGGCGCAAGGATGGAAGGTAGGGGGCGCCTTCGATGGAGGGCATTTCATGGGCAAGGGCGCTCGCCCAGAGCTTAGGCTGATCCCTGAAAATATATGGTTGCAATGCAAAGCCTGTAACTCTGGCTCATACATGCACGCTCGCAAGGGTTATACCGTCTCACAAGGTTTCCGCTCGGGCCTTGTCGATCGTATAGGTCTGGAAGCAGTCGAGGCGCTTGAGGCGGACCATGAGCCGCGCAAGTACACCATTGACGAATTGAAGGCCATAACTGCCGAATACCGGGCCAAAACCCGCGAACTCAAGAGGCAATCAGAATGATCATTCACTTGTACGTCGGATTCATGTTGCTGCTGGCCGGAGGATGCCTTGAGGGTTGCCGCCGCCTGATTCGCCGGGACCGGATTGCGCGAGGTGTGAGGCCATGAGCCTCTTTCAATGCGAAGTCTGCGGCTGCTGCGAGAATACCGCGCTTGCCTGCCAAGGCTTCAGAGATATGGCCGAGTGTTTTGACTGGGCGTACGCCCCGGAGCGCGAAGGCCTGAAGATTTGTAGCGCATGCGGACCGGTCAATTACAAGTCCGACGGACCGACCGAGTACGGGAATTGGCACGGCCGGTTCGACAGGGTGTTCTTGCCTATGGGCGAGTTCCACACCAACCGCGTCGGCAACCTTGAGCATACAGCCACTGAAAGTGATGAATTTCGAAAATTCGCCATTGAGCAGGTGAAGCCATGAAGTACGAAGACATGCAACGAAAGTTTCGCGGACACATCAAGTCGCCGGCAGAGCATGAGCTTTGGAATCTATGGGTGGCCAGGGATGAGGATTACCGCCTGGTCAGGACGATTGCCCTGCTCGGGTGGGCTCTAGCGCTGACCGGTCCTCTGGTTATGATGTTCGGATAAAGGTTCTGAAAAGGGCTTCACAGAGTTAAGTTGGTTGTTCTATACTGGATCAGTCGCCGATGTAGCTCAGTCAGGTAGAGCAGCTGTCTTGTAAACAGAAGGTCCTCGGTTCAAATCCCTGTATCGGCACCAGTTTTTTGGTATGTAGCTCAGTTGGTAGAGCAGTCGGCTGTTAACCGACAGGTCGCTGGTTCGAGTCCAGCCGTACCAGCCATATCCTGCGCCAGGAATACGGCGAGTTCACCACCTGCACTTAAAGGGTGTATGCCTGGCAGACGCATAAGAGTCTTCCGCTAATTCGCGGGCGTGACAGAATGGTTATGTTCTGCCCTTCCAAGGCAGCCACCCGAGTTCGATTCTCGGCGCCCGCTCCAGAGCAGGATGGTTCGATTCCATCTCGTTGGTCGAGATCTGGTGAAGGATCCACGGTTCGATCCCGTGGCATGGGAAACCATGATGGCAGTTCTCCAGCCGGTGTGGAGAGACCACTAAGCCCGCACGTAAAAATGCGGGCTTTTTTATACCCGTCAATCGGCTAAATATCAGATTGACATGACGGCGGAACGCATACCGCATACAATCAACCAATACCAAATTCCGCAGGGTCGAGAATGAAACCGTCTACCGCTTGGAGCTGTCTCGCTTTCTCGCTGGCCCTGGCCAGTTACTCGATGAATCGAGACATCAGCGCGAACGTGTTCCTGGCTTGCGTTTTCATTATTCAGGGCCTAAAAAGAACCGATGGTTCTAGGCATGAGGGGTTTACTTCGGTGCTTGCTTTTGCACTCAGCGCGGGCATTGTGATTTTCTCGGCGTCGAATCTGGTCGACGGCGCCGAGAAAAGCTCGCCCCCACACTTCCGCTACAAAAACTAAGGGACTGAATATGGCCGATGTCGCCACCCCGGCAGCCTGTACCATTGTCGGATTCGCCGGGGTAGCTGTGGCGAGTTGTCTGCCACAGATAGATCTAAGCGCGGTCGTGTGCTCGTTCGTTGGCGCGTTAGTCTTTGTCTTGTGGGCAAAGGAACTGAGCACCCCGAAACGGGTCGGATACTTGCTAGCTGGATGGGTTGGCGGTTATTACGCCGCTGCCGAAGTTTTCGCCCAGGCGTGGACCAAAACCAGCGGCATCGCCGCGTTTGGATGCGGCCTTATCACCGTATTGGTTAGCATCAGCGTCCTTGAAACTTTAAGCACCGGGAAGCTCCCGAAGTGGCTCACAGAACTACCCGCCGCTATCGGAAAGCTCCGGAGAGGTGAATGATGAACCTTTCTCATGCCCATACGCTGCTGTACGCCATGTTGTGCGGCAGCCTCTGCTTTGTTGTGGCGTTCATGTATCAACGCAATGGCGCCAAGTACAAGCTGTTCCCGAGCGTCACGGCCTTCTGCATTGCCGCAATAGCCGGCGCGGAGTGGATCGAGGTCATGGGGTCAATCATTCTGTACAAGAAATGGCCCTCGATATCCCCGATCGTCACCATCTTTCTATCCCTGTTGCTTATCCTGTCGGTCAAAGAGCGCGGCAATGTCGCCCGCATCATTGACCGGCTATTGTTCGTGCGCGCCACAAACTGAGACGAATCGTTTTTGTGGTGCGAAAAAACCAACCCTTGGCGGAGTTATGTTTATGAAGCGTTTTGCAGCAGCAGCATTGATTGTCGCAGCCTGGTGTCAGCCGGTAATGGCCGGCAAGATCCCC